GGTATTGCCTCACGTAGAGAAAATATTGATAAAGAAATTCAAGAGCTACGTAAGTCTGAAAAAGAAATAGAGAAACTAATCCAAGAACTAGGAGAGGAATATAATAATATTGGTTTCTAGTAAATAATTACAGAAAGTAACATGAAATGTATGCTATAATATACACCATTCTAGGCATCAAGGCATAGTATAAATAGTAATAAGAATATATATACTATTACTCTTTACTCTATGTCTAACCTAGTATTACTCAAAGTGTGGCAGGTTCTTACTCCATTCCCTGCTACACCTTAAGTAGTATATAGGTGTACTACCCACGCAAGTCTTAAGCGTTAAATTAAGACAGAATGTTAACTATAAAAGGAGATAACACAATGAGTGATTATTTAGCCCTAACTGGCGAAGTAGTGTTTAATAAGATAATGAATCCCGATAACTTTATGGGTCAAAGCAAGTATTCTCTTACTATTGCTCTTGACAAGAAAGGTAAGAAGGAGGCAGAGAAGAATGGTCTTCATACAGAAGACTATAAAGGCAACACGCAAATAACTGCTAAACGTAAGGCAGAGTTTAATCAGCCCGATGTTTATAATTCATTAAAGGAGAAGGTAGAGCCTACCCATTTGTCTTTATTTGGTGATAAGGTAACCATGCTTGTCAAGAAAGGTAAACCACCTTATGACAACTACTGCTACCTTGAAAGAATAAGGGTAGAGGAAAAGGCAGAGGGTTCTTCAGACTATGACCCTGCTGAATTTTAATAAAATGTTATGTACACTACTAAAGGATAGTGTATAATAAGTCTTTTGGTGGTTATGACTATAAAATATAAACCACCACTTATTAAAGGGAGTATAAGAATATGGAAGGTAATACATTATTACGTAAGGAACAGTGCCCTCAATGTGCAGAGAGAGGCAAGGATACAAGTAAGGACAACTTGTGTGTCTATTCAGATGGTCAAACACATTGCTATGCATGTGACTACCACTCATTTGGTGATAAGAATACACCAATAGTAACACCACCCACTAAAAAAACTGATGATAGTTGGAAACATGACTATAGGGGAGAGTATTACTCATTACCCGACAGAAACTTAAGAGCCACTACACTAGAAAAGTTTAAAGTAAAGTGTGAGAAAGATGATAAAGGTAATGTAATTAAACACCACTACCCATACCATAATCAACAGAATGATATGGTAGGTATTAAAACAAGAGTTGTTGCAGGTAAGAAGTTCTTTGGTTCGGGGAACACCAGTAGTAAGAATAAACTATTCGGACAAAACATATTCAGTAAGGGAGGTAAGTTCGTTACTGTAACCGAGGGTGAGTTAGATTGTATGTCTGCTTATGAGATGTTTGGTTCTAAATGGGCATGTGTTTCTGTCAACAACGGTGCTAATGCAGTTGACAATATTAAAAATAATTTAGAATGGCTAGACTCATTTGAAACAGTAGTATTATGTTTCGATAGTGATGAGGCAGGAAGAGATGCAGTCAAAAAAATAGCACCTATCCTTGGTGCTAACAAATGTAAGATACTTACACTATCCAAATACAAAGATGCGAGTGATTACCTACAGAATAAAAAGGGAGACTTATTCTATGACGAATGGTGGAATGAAAGTAAACCCTATACTGTAAGTGGTGTAGCTACAGTTGAAGAAATGCGAGAGGCTCTATTGCAATATAGAGATACTGAACTCATGCCACTACCCGAATCATTTGGAAACTTAAACCATATGATGAGAGGAGGTATAGCAAGAGGAGAGTTAGTTAGTATTATTGCACATACTAGTATTGGTAAAACTACTATACTTAATGAGCTGATATATCACTTCGCTACCGAAACCAAAGAGAAGATAGGTTGCTTTATGGTAGAGGATAATATTGACGAAACAATTAGAAAGGTTGTTAGTGTACATACGGGCAAGAACCTACAATTAACAACACCTAAAGACCTAGATGTAGATGTTATTATGGAACAAGCATTGGACATAGGTTTTGCCTCACAGATACAATTACATAATGATGGTGGTGGTAGTATTGATATTGATGAGATGTTTTCAAAGATTAGATACTTCATTAAAGGTCTAGGATGTACTGTCATACTTGTTGACCCACTACATACTGCTATTAAGAATCTATCTAATGAGAATATTGAAGAGGTAATGGATAGGTTCATAAAAATTTGTAAGGAAACTAAAGTGGCTGTTATATTAAGTACACATACAAGAAAGCCCGATGATGGTAGCCACCCTCACAAAATAAGTGAGTATGATGTTAAAGGTAGTGGTGCAATACCACAAGCATGTCATACTAATATTCTTTTCTCAAGAGATAAACTAGCAGAGGATGAGTACACTAAAAACTCAACAAGAATAAGAGTACCAAAGTTAAGGAGAACTGGTCAGACTGGAGAGGCAGGTTGGACATACTTTAACCCTGATTTTTCAAGGCTAGAGAAAGGACACAACCCTGATATGGGTAAGGACTTTAATGAGGACTTTTAGTTGCGACATAGAAACTGATGGTCTAAATCCTAAAATCATATGGTGTATAGCAGTACATAATATAGATAATAATAAGACCATTGTATTCAATAACAGAGAAGAGTTCAATACATTAGAGTTGTTTAAACTATGGTTGTTGAGTGAGGTCGATGTTCTTGTGTTTCATAATGGTATTGGTTTCGATATACCCGTACTCGAAAGACTATTGGATGTTGACTTCTCTCATATAAAGATAGAAGACACAATGATTATGAGTCAACTAGATGAGCCAAGGAGAGATGGTGGACATTCACTTGCTAGTTGGGGACAACGTCTTGGTTTTCCTAAAGGCGACCACGAAGATTGGTCTAAGTTGTCAACAGAAATGATAGAGTATTGTAAGACAGATACAATAATAACTGGAAGACTATACACAATACTAAAACAAAAGGGATTAAGTAAGGACGCAAAAGAACTTGAATACATAACAAAGAAACACTGCTCTGAACAAGAGAGGAATGGTTGGAAATTTGATGAGTTCAATGCAGTAAACCTATTAAGAAAAATCAATGATGATTTAAGAGATGCTGAAGTAGAAGTCCATAAGACATTCAAACCACTACCAGTATGGAAAAGTAAGAAGCCAGTGGAGAGAAGATTCAAACAAGATAAGACAAGGACAAAAGGATACCAAGCAGAGGTTGATTTACAGTGTCATACCAATGACGATGGGGATTATGGTTACTGGGCATATCCCGAATTAAATCTAGGCTCACGTCTACAAGTAGGTAGACACCTCATGCATTATGGATGGAAACCAGAAATATTTACAGAGACTGGTAGACCAAAGGTAGATGAGAGTACATTAAAGGATGTTGATATACCAGAGGCAAAACTTATTGGTAGATATTTAATGCTACAAAAAAGACAAGGACAATTAAATTCATGGCTAGAAGAAATGAACTCGGATACTGGCAGGATACATTCAAGAGTACATACTATGGGAACAGTAACACATAGAATGTCTAGCAGTAACCCTAACCTACAACAAGTAACTGCAAGTGGTAAAGAGTATGGTTCAGAAATGAGAAGTTTATTTATTGTACCTAAAGATAAAGTTATTGTTGGTGCTGACTTAAGTGGTTTAGAATTAAGATGCCTTGCACATTATATGAAAGACGAGGATTACACACAAGAAATATTAAATGGTGATATACATATAAAGAACCAAGAGTCTGCAGGATTAGACACACGTAATGAGGCTAAGACTTTTATATATGCATACCTATATGGTGGTGGAGATAAACTTATAGGTAAAATTGTTGGTGGGAGTAATAAAGAAGGTAAGAAAATCAAGGAGAAATTCCTTGAAAACACCCCAGCGTTAGCAGAATTACGTAATAGAGTAGAAAAGAACTCATACAAGGGGTACCTAATGGGGCTAGATGGTCGTAAGATTTTGGTACGTTCTCCTCACTCTGCGTTAAATTTCTTATTACAAAGTGCAGGTGCTATAATAGCCAAGAGAGCATGGGCTATATTCCACAGTAATTGTACACTACCATACAAACAACTAGGTGTTATACATGACGAGATACAACTTGAATGTGAACCTCAATATGCAGAACAAATAGGAAAGGAAGTAGTGAAAGCAATGCGAGAGACTACTAAATATTACAAGCTACGCTGTCCAATAGATGGTGAGTATAAGATAGGGAGAAGTTGGAATGAAACACACTGATAATGTAAACCCTAGTCACTACAAGCAAGGGAACATAGAAGTAATTGAATTTATTTTAGACCAAAACCTTAATTACATGGATGGTAATGTGGTAAAATACATAACTAGATACAAACATAAAAATGGTTTAGAAGATTTAAAGAAAGCAAGATGGTATATAAATAAAATAATAGAGGAGA